TTTTTCCGGCGTTTACAATGTCGCCCCCGAATCCGGCAGCACCGAACGACAGCGCCGATGAAAGCGCCGTTTCTCCGAGTCTTTGTGCCACATCGCCTGCGGAATATTCCCACTTCCCCTTTTCAATCCGGCTTCCTATGTTTGCGCCTGTTGTGGTCACTCCCTCCTGCATAACCTCCTGCGCTGTTTCAGATGCAATATGTGCGCCTCTTTCACTCAGATATTTTGCAATTTTCTTCGCTGTCGGCTTTGTCACCGCCGACTTATTTAATATTTTTACCGATTTCAACAAATCATCAATCTGAAGCGCTTCCAACGCAGCGTTTCCCGTGCCGACTGCAAGCGCAATACGGCGCGCCGTGTTTGCCGAAACTCCGTTCTCAACCATTTCGTTGTATGCAAGCCCTGCCTCAATTTCAAAGTTAGCCGATGTACTTCCGACTGTCATTCCGGTGGCAAAGGCAGCAGGAACGGTAACGATTTCTTCCGGGAATGCAACCTGCGGTCCCATTTGTCCTGCTGCCGCCGCCATTGTCGCAGCTGTTGCCGCTCCCGTTATTGTCTTCGTGTCTGTCCACTGCCTCGCCTGCTGCCCGACAAGCTCCATTGCTCCCGAAATTGCCTTTTCGTACCACTTGTCAGGCTCGAAATTATAATCATAACTTTTGAGCAGATCCTCGTAATACTTTTTGTTGTTTTTCTGCCCCATCATTTCCTTGAAGCATTCCTGTCCGTAACGGCTCTGTATAAATCCGCGCTTTGCACTGTTAAAAGCAATATCCTTTAAATTTGCCTTTCGTGCGCGCTGCCTTTCATTTTCGATTTCGGCAATTCTCCGCTTTTCAGCCTCGCTCTGAATATAGTTTTTTACGCCAGTGTCGGAAATTTTATCCGAAAGCATATTTGTTCCGAATGTCGGGTCAAGCGTATTTTGCAGCGGTATGTTTTCCATTCTGTCGCGAAAATTCTTTGTCAGCAGCCTGTCCGCGCGCTCTTTCGCTGCGGAAGCCGCGGCGGAGGACAGCTTTCTCCGAAATTTTTCGTTTTCTCTCTCCGCCTCGCCCTGCACATAGTTTTTCACACCTGTATCGGAAATCTTGTCCGAAAACATATTCGTTCCGAATGTCGGGTCGGGCACAGCCTTCGCGGTTTTGTTCATTCTGTCGCGAAAGCTCTTTGTCAGCAGCCTGTCCGCGTCCTCTCTTGCCGCCGAAGCCGCGGCGGAGGATAACCTCTGCCGCAGCTTTTTTTCTTCCGCACTCATCGGTTCTGAAGCAAGCTTCTGCCCCCCGCGCTTTGCCGCGTCACTTTTCACCCATGAGGAAACAGCCTTTTTCGGCATGTCAAGCTCTGCCTTTGTGCCGTCCTTGCTTGCCTTAACGCGCACCGTTCCCGTGCCGAATGTCGGGTCGGGTGCGGCGGCGTTTGTTTTCTTCTTTTCTCTGAGCGCATTTCCGCTTAATATGTGCTCCGAAAGCCCCTCCGCCGCTGCCTTTGCCGCCGTTTTCCGCACCTTTTTCTGAATGCTTGTAGGCTCCGTTGCTCTCTTCGCCGCCGTAAAATCCGCCTTGCGCTGCTGTCTGATTTTTGCGTCCGATTCCTCTGCCTGTGAAATATTTTTCTTTTCCTTTTCCTTGTCCTTTTTCGCCATGGCGCATCAACCCTTTCTGTATCGCGTCTGTCCGTTTCCGTCAATGTATGCAACAACCCCGGCAGCCTCCGCCTGCTTTGGTGTAAGGTATCCTACACCTTCAACATGAATCTTCTCCGGCTCTTTCGCCGCCGTGTTCTTTGGTGCGCCGCTGCTGCCTTCGCTCTGTGCCGCCGCGCTCTTGCTTCCGCCGCCTTTTTTGGATGTTTTCTTGCTGCTCTTTGCCTCTCCGCCGCCTGCCGCGCCGCTCTGCCCCGAAAGCGCCTCCGCCGCATAGTCGGGCGCTCCGCCGTATATCTTGTTCCATGCCGCGTTTGCATATCCCGTTGCAGATCCCGGATTGTAATATTTTCCGCTGTTCATGTACGTTCCTAAATACGAATTGTACACCTGCGCCTCATTCAGCTTATAATCCCTGTCGCTTTCAAGCACGCCCCTGTCGTAATCGCGGTCATCCTGATACACCGCACGGTTATAATTCCTGTCGCTTTCAAGCACGCTCCTGTCGTAGTTGCGGTCGCTTTCAAGCACGCTCCTGTTATAGTCACGGTCGTTTTCGAGATTGGCGCGCTTGAATTGGCTGTCCCACTTTCCGTCCTCGCGCTCGCGGTCAACATTGTCCCAGAAATTCTGACTTCCCATCTGCCAGCTTCCGCGGTCGAACTCGCTTTCATTGTTTAAAAGTCCGTATTGGTTATACATATCGCTCCTTCCGTCCGCCCATTTTTCATAGGCTAACCTGTAAAGCTCGGGAATCTGCGCGTCCGCTTGGTTTATAATGCTCTGCCCCGATGCGGCAACAAGCCCCGCCATATCCGCCGGCAGCGCTCCGCCGTTCTGCGCCGCAAGCTGCGCCGTCATGTTCCGCATGGCGGTGTTCGCCTCGTTCTCCTTAATTTTCTTTATCGTTTGATATTGAATGTCACTCTCCGGGTCGTATGAAAAGCCCTTTTTCCCGTAATCGGCAATCGCGCCGCGCGCATCCTGCCGCGCCTGCGCGTTCACATCATCGTATAACAGCGGATTGAAAACCGGCTGTGAAATGCCCGTCTCCCTCGATTTTTGATTATGCATGTCCGTAAATGCGCCGTATGCGTTGTAATTTCCCTGTCTGTATGCGTCCATGCCCTCCTGCATGTAATTGTTCGAAAGGCTCTGCTTCCCCGAATAGCTCTGCGGAATCACCGCCGCCGGGTTATCCGTGTAATTGTATGTCTTTTTCATATCCAAGCCTTCGCCGTCTATCTTTTCGTTTCGCGCCTTTTCCGCTGCCGCCGCTGCGGAAAAGTTTGCATTTGCCTCCGCCTTGTTTATCTCCGCCTGATAATCCTTGTCCTTGTCGTACATCGTTATCCCTCCTCCGTGTTCTGCGCCGCCGTGCGCAATTCCTCAAGCGCGGTTTTGATTTCCTCCAAAACCTCCGCCGCGTTTTTTCCGTTTTCCAAAATCACGCGTTTTGCGTCTATAAGCTCCGTCATTCTATCACCTCAAAAACTCTGTCAATGCTTTTTATCAGGCATTCGCCCGTTCCCCTTATTATAATTCTCAGCCGCTCGCATATAACCGGAATAACGGGAAATTCCTCTTTCCCCGTGCTGTGCCCTATCGCAGTCGGCTCTCCGCCGTCCGCCGCAAGGAACACGTCCGCGTCCTCAAATTCTCCGCGCACGATTATTTTTTTGTACTTTTTCTTTTTCCATGTTCCCTCGTCATATTCAAGCTCCGCCTCCCATTCCTTCGCAGGCTCTTTTGTGTATGTCATGATTTTGCCGCCGTCCGCGTCACAAAAGCACACCCTTCCGTCAATCACCGCAAACGAAACCGCGCGCACGCTGTCCTCCCTGTGCCACAGTCTTTTTACCGCGTCGTACACATAAAAGGCATATTCTCCGCTCTCTTCCCGAACGGAAAGGTAATATTTCACCCCGTCCGTGCCGCCGCTGCCGTCCGTTCCCGTTATCTCCGCGTCTTCGGAAATGCATGTCGGAAAGCCTCCCGAAAATGCATAAACTCCCGTGTCCGAAAGGTAAAGCACGCAGTCGCGCAGAACCGCAATGCTCCGCCTGTTGTTCTCGCGCAGCCCCGGGCAGCTTATCCCCTGCGTGTACATTGTTGAGGGCGTTTCTCCCGAAAGCGTGAAAATATATCCGCGCTTAAAAAACACCATGCGCGATGTTATCGCCGCAATCCCCGTCACGTTTCCGCCCTGCCACAGCGCGCGCCGCAGCGCCGTCATTCCCGTCGAATCCATCGTCATCCAGTCAACCGCGCCGCTCTCGTTGAAAATTCCCTGCACACTTCCGCGCAGAGCGCCTCCGTCGTAGCTCCAAAGCCTGTTCTTCCACGGAACGGAATCCTCCTGCCCGACCGAGCAAATGTGCAGCTCCTCGCTGTTGAAGTCGCGCAGCATCGTTGTTCTTTTTATGCTGACCGTAAGCCTGTAAAGCTCCAGCTCGATCCATGCGCCGCTTGCAAGCTTTCTTCCGCTCGATGCGTCCGTCACCTCCGCCGCGCTCTCGTTTTCTCCGAGCTTCACCGTTGTGTAAAGCGTTTCGTCGCGGTGAACGTCCGTGTATACCTTGAATGTCAGCTCGCTCTTATCAAGTGTATCGCATATCCTTTCAAGCAGCTTTTTGTCCTGTGAATAAATTGTCAGCGTGCTTGCCTTGACCGCGCTTTGCCGAATGTTGCCCGATGCGGCAGAGTGAAACACATCGCATTCAACCGCATAATCGAAGCAGCCGCTTCCCTCGGTGTATTTTTCGGTTCTCGCATTCAGATAATCGCCGCATTCCCCTATCAGCAGATAATCTCCGCAGCTCTGCAGCTTCAGCCCTCCGTTTGCCGAAAGAAGCGGCACCTTATAGCATTTCTCACGGTAGTAAAGCCAAATGTCGCCCGCCGTGCTTTTCACAAGCGCCGCAATGCTTCCGAAATGCTCATGCACCGCCAAAAAGCCCGCAACAGTGAATTTCCCTATGTATCTGTTGATGTATTCCGTCAGCGTCAGCGCCTTAACCGTGTTCGGGCGCTCCGTCTTATCCCATTTCCACACGTCCGCCGTCTTTTCGCAAATGTAATATCCCGCGTCCGTCGCGGTTGTGTAACGGTAAACCGTGCCGAGGTTTGCCGCCGCTGCCGCCGGGAGCGCCGAAGCGTCCGTGCATTTCTCCGCCGAGCTCTGCTCCGTGTAAAAGTATACCGCTCCGTCCGCGTTCACGTCCTCCGTGCATTTGTACAAGCCGTCCTTTATCAAAGCAGCCGCGCCCGTATATCGATACTGCTCCCCGTCCGAAAGGTCCGCCGCGTCCGGCAGCTCCGCCGCGCATGTGTAGCTGTAGCCCGTGCTCTCCCATTTTCCCTGCGATTTCCGCACGAACATGTACGCTTTTCCGTTTGTGAATTGCCCGTTTGTTTCCCCCCTCCATTCCATTGCGTAGCCGTACCGGCGCGGCGTCGAGTATTCCTCCAGGCTGTCCTCTTTGAATGTTCTTCCGTTTGTATATTCGTCCGTTTCGATCCATTCCTCCCATGATTCCGCGCTGTACGCATAATATGCTCCGCGCACAAAGCCGCCGTCCGTTTTCCCAAGCCATTTTATAATTTTCCCGTTGTGTTCGGCAGCGTAATTCGGTTCTTTGTACGTGCAATCTTTGTTTATATTTTCGTTGTCCGTGCAGATATACAAGTCCGTTCGGAATCTCTCCGGCAGCTCTTCCGCTGCCCCGATGAATTTTTTGTTATATATCCCCTGCTTCCATTCACCGCCCTGCGCATAATAAAATTCCCCCGCCTTGTATTTTGCACTCTGCGGCATAAGGCGGTATATTGCCCCCTCAAGCTCC